TAGAATTGACGGCGTTAACAAAACTATTTTTGCTATGCAGAGCAATGACGATGTTCACTTAGATCCGTCAACTGGAATTACTTATATCGAAGAATTAAAATTCCAAGGCAACGACATTACAAACAGCAGATCTGTTAGAGCATTAAATCCTTCCGCAGTCTCGGCAGGATTGCTAGCAGGTGATCCTTTTTGGAATACTACTGCTACAGGTAATGAATATTTCTTAGGTGGCGGAACTACTTTAATTACTACCAGAACTACAAAATTAGGTGACATTAGAAATGACCTAGATAATCCAGGAGTAATTAACGCCGACGATGCTAACCTAGCTTTAATTATTGGAAATAGAACAGGCGGAACATTAAACGAACAATTATGGTATCATAAAGTAATGAAACCAGCTGTGTTTGCTTCACCTTCGGCTACAGCAACATATTCCAACGGCATATCTGCTACTAATGCACCGATGACATTTTCTTCTACAGGAACAGGCTACGTAAGATTCACAGGAAATAATGCTATTTTAATTCCTGCAGGATCATCAGCAGAAAGAACCTATGCTGAAGTAGGTGATACACGTTGGAACACAGAACTAAATTATTTAGAATGTTTCGATGGTGAAAGATATATCATTTCAACTGGTGCTGGTGAAGTAGTTAGCACTGACCTGATGACAGACCTAGCTATAACAAGAGCTCTAATACTCACTTAATTTCCATTCTGGCTAAATACACTTAATGTAGAAACCGGCCAAGTTTTTACAAATTAAACTGTGGTAAACCAGCAAAGAGCCGTAAAAACGGATGCGGAGAAATCCAAAATTGGTTAACCGTGAAACGCGGGGTTATTAGGAGAGCACATGGCTATTGGTCGTATTTCCGGGCCGCTCTTAAAGCAGAATCTCATCAGAGATGGTGTGAATCTAGCATTTGAGACCGACCTACTCTATCTTGATGTAAACAACTCTCGCATAGGCGTAAACAATGCCTCTCCAACAACCGCTCTCGATGTTCTCGGAACCACAAGATCAACAACACTTACAGTAGATAATCAACTTGATGTTGGTAATTTACACATCACTGGCAATACCATTAGCAGCGATTTACAAACTATCACGTTTCAACCTGCTGCCGGTAACCCAACAATTTATCACTCTAAGTTGCAAATAGATGACTTGCAATTTAGCGGTAATACAATTTCTACAACAGTTTCAAATTCAAATTTAGAATTTCGTCCTAACGGAACTGGACGATTATCTGTTGTAGGTAACACAAACATCACAGGAAATTTATACGTTTCCGGAAATATTGAAGCTACAGGTAATATTACTATTGGCGGCAACATTACTATTGGTGATGCATTAACAGACACTATCACAATCAACGCTAGCATTCAAAGTAGTTTAATTCCAGAAACTACAGATGCATACGATTTAGGTTCATCATCATTTAGATGGAGAACAATGTATGTTGACGACATGTATGCTGATACTCTAAATCTTCCAACTTTAGACATTGGACAATTAGAATTTAGAGATAATAGAATTACTACAAAAAGCGGACAAGATCTTTATATCGACGGCAATTCAGCGGGCGGTGTTAGATTAGGTAATTTTAAAATTGCAGACAACATTATTACTAACGTAGTTGTTAATGCAGTTACACAAATCATTCATACCGGTAACGGATATTTTAAAATCGCAGGAACAAATGGATTTGTTCCACCAGTAGGATCTGATGCTCAAAGACCTACTGCTTATGCTGTAACAGGTATGACTAGATATAATACTAATTCGAAAGCCTTAGAAATTTGGGACGGATTAGCTTGGGCATCACCTGCAGGTTCATCTGGTGCTGTGTCAGAAACAGACGCTAACGAAATTGCAGCTATATACTCAATTATTTTAGGATAATACTATGCCAACCGTATTTAGAATGATTACAGCCACAGACGTAGGAACTACACCTATCGATGTTCTACAGATTGCCGAAGGTGTTAGAGCTACTGTTATTGGATGTAATCTATCAAACACTACAACATACGATACTGTAAACGTTAACGTATATGTTGTAGATGAAAATTCTACAGCAGCGACATTTGTTAAAAATGTTATTATTCCCCCTAACACTGCTGTAAAATTAATTACAGGGGGAGAAAAATTAATTTTACCTGAAACAGCCGGATTGAGAGTAGAAAGTTCTATCGACAATAGTGTTGATGCTGTGGTCAGTTATGTTGAGATATCATAAGGAGCGATAGATGAGTTACTTTGGAAGAACCCCTGCAGACATATTAGGAAACAGTCCACAGTATTTCTATGCTCTGCGCAGAAACGACGAAGGCGAATTATATTTCATTCGCAGTGACCAACTAACAGACAACGACACTGTGGTAATTAATAATCCAGGAGCATCAACAGATAACTTTGATGACTTCGAAGCAGGTGTTGATTATTTTGAAGGAATTGATGAAGAACATAATGTAGTATTTGCAAATATGAAATACCCACAATATCGTTGGGACAACAGATCTATGCTTTATTACATTGATGATGAAGGTCGACTAGTTCAACGAATTAACAAAACATACGAATACCCTACTGGTATTTCTTCAAACGGATAATGGAATAAAACATGGCAGAGTTTAAGATTAGTAAATTTGCTTACACTTGGAGAGGTAACTGGACAAGTGGCACAGCGTATATCAGAGACGACATTGTAAGATACGGTGGTGCGTCATTCGTATGTATTAGACAGCATACCGCAGACACAGATTTTTACGATGATTTATATTATGTATTTCCAGGTGATACTGCACAAAGTCCAGCTTGGATAAAGATGACCGACGGCTTCTCTTACAGAGGAGACTGGGCAGCAACTACAAAATATAATTTAGGTGACATCATTCAATATGGTGGAAGATTATATCTTGTAATTGAAGATTATACCTCAACATCGACATTTGACGATAATATTGGCAAACATTCGGTTTACGCAGAAGGATCTGCTTGGACTGGAAACTGGTCTCCTGCTACTCGATACGGTATAGGCGATCTAGCAAAATACAACGGTATTGTTTATAGATGTATTACTGGTCATACTTCGGCTTCAACATCGTTGGGCCTTGAATTAGACCAAGCCAAGTGGTCTACATATTACGAAGGAATTGAGTATAAAGGACTATATTCTTCTGGAGTAAGATACAGAGTAAATGATTTGGTTAAGTTTGGCGGAAGCATTTTACGATGCACACAAGGACACACTTCTACATCTACGCTTAATAATTCTTATTGGACCATCGACCTACCAGGAAATAATCCTGTAGGCGAATGGACCATTACTACACAATACGCTATTGGCGATATCGTCAAACATGGCGGTTACATGTATGTGTCAAAAACTAATCACACTGGCATAAGCCCAGGCAATGAAGATTTTGGTGCCGCTAATTGGACTGTGATCTCTAAAGGACAAAATTTTAGAGGAGCCTGGGATCCAGAAGCTACTTACAAAACCGGTGATGTTGTTCAGCGTGGCGGACAAGTATATGTAGCTACATTGGATAGTTCCACAGACGGCAGTTCTTTAGATTATCTCGAAGCAGGTTCTTGGGAAGTCATAGTTCCCGGCGAACAATGGAGAAATTATTGGGCTACCGATGCAGAATATTCTGTAGGTGATGTTGTAATATTTGACGGATCTGCTTACAGATGTAACTATGCTCATACAGCTAATACACAAAATTATCCTGGAGACAATGGTTCTGGTTTCGTATACTGGACATTGTTGTTACAGTCAGGACCGAACATTGGTCTAAGACAACGCGGCGATTTATTATCTTACGATTTACAAAGAGGTTTTGCAGGAGACACCAGCACTTTTGGCCCTACTGCGGTTGAAATTGGAACTAAGACTCACCTGCTAACTATTAATAATCAAGATAGTTTATATTACAAAGCATTTAACGAACTAGCAAGAGAACTTTATGTTGCCCCTAATGGTATTGATGGACCAGGAAGAGGCCATAGTATTTTTAATCCTTTTAAAACTATTCGTTATGCCTGCGAACGTGCAGAAGAACTAGGTTCTGCTGTAGAAACTAACATTTATATTAGAACAGGAAAATATAGCGAAATATTACCGATTATAGTTCCACGTAAGACTTCTCTAAAAGGAGAAGAAGTGCGCGGTGTGGTAGTAGAACCAAATGAACCTATAGCAGCATTAGCTAATGATGATACTTATACTCTTGATATCTTAGCTAGAATGAGAGAAATTTTACCTGATATCATCGTAGGAGATTTAGTAACTCCTACTACAGGAAACAATGTTGACCAAGTAGTATTATCAGGACAAAGTGACACAATGACCGGAACTACGCTTACCGGTTTGATCGACGATGTCAGCGATTATATTAATTTTAAGTTTAATGGCGGCACTTCGAATCCTACAGTAACTGGCTCAAATGATGCTACCACTGATTCTATGACAATAAATGCTACTTTGCAATTAGAAGCAAATATTGAATTCTTGCAAGAAGAAGCTGTAGCATTCATGCAATATTATTATCCTACTTACAATTTTGATTCTGATCTTTGCAGAAGAGATATTCAAAGATATATCAATGCTTTTATCTATGACTTAACATATACAGGAAATTATAAATCTGTAATGGCCGCAAGATATTATTGCAACGCTGTTACTGGTTCGAATCATGAAGATATGTTTTATGTTAGAGATGCTACTGGTATCAGAAATATGACCCTACAGGGGTTACAGGGCGAACTGAGTTCGACTCTTTACAACGGACTATTCCGTAAGCCAACCGGTGGTGCGTATGTGTCATTGGACCCAGGATGGGGACCAGACGACGAAAGAGTTTGGATTACCTCTAGATCCTGTTATGTTCAAAACGTAGCAACATTTGGATACGGTGCAACTGGTCAAAAGATCGACGGTGCATTACACAATGGCGGTAACAGATCTATCGTTTCCAATGACTTTACACAGGTCATTTCAGACGGTATTGGTGCGTGGGTATTGAATAACGGTAGAGCAGAACTTGTTTCTGTGTTTACATATTATTCACATGTGGGATACTTAGCAGAAGCCGGAGGAAAAATCCGTGCTACTAACGGTAATAATTCATATGGAGACTTTGGTTCTCTAGCAGTAGGCAACGACCCAGCAGAAGTTCCTAGATATGCTAATGTTAATAACAGAAATCAAGAAGCATCTGTAGTATCAGCATTCGCAGGAGAAGTTAATGATTTTATCTTAACACTAGAATTCGAAAGTGCTGGACAAAATTATACTCAAGCATCGTATAGCATTATTGGTTCAGGAACTGGTGCTAGTGTTATCCAAGATGATTTTAGAGACAAAGCAGTCTTTTATCCTAAACTAATCAATCCTCAAGATTCATCGCTACCTGGTGGTGCAGGATTTATTGTAGTTCAAAATAACGCTCAAAGCGGTGATGCTACATCTATTACTATTGCATCTAACGATAACAACGAACAATCTACATACTTAGGCATGCGTATTGTTATTACATCCGGAGTAGGAACAGGTCAATACGGTATTATCACCGGATACAATACATTAACAAAAGTAGTTACAGTAAAAAGAGAAAGCGATGGCGTAGCAGGTTGGGATCATGTAGTTCCAGGCTATCCAATAGCACCGTTGTTAATCAACTCTACCACATATAGAATTGAGGCATTAGTTACTTTTGCTGCTCCGCCATTTATCACCAATGCTATTAATTTGCCAGTAAGCACATACTGGAGTAATGTTGCCTACGGTGAAACACAAGAATCATTTACTAATGTATTAGGTTCAGCACCATCAGGAACAACTATAGACATACCTGCTTCAATCGCAGCATGGAATGTAACAAAGAATGGAAGAACATATAGTGTAACACTAGGTGCATCCAGCGGTGCAGGTTATGCACTAGGACAAACAATCGTATTAACCGGAGACGATGTTGGCGGAGTTACACCTGACAACGATATTACAATAACAGTTACTGGTATATCGAATGACAGCACAAACTCTATTACAGGGTTTACTTATGAAGGAATTGCATCAAGCGGTAGATTCCTTATTGTTCCGTCAACTGGAACTAGTGCTGTAGCATCTAAAGACGGTATTAACTGGGAGAATTCTACATTACCTGCAAGCAGAGTCTGGAAAGGACTAGCAACTGGCGGTAATAGATTCGTAACCATTGGTTATAATTCAGCATCTGTAGCACAATCATTAGATGGTAAAACATGGACTGAAAGATCAATCGCAACAAGATTTTGGAATGCAGTAGCATATGGCGGAGGCACATTTGTTGCCGTATCCGGAAACCAAAATAGTTCCGGAAGAAGCACAGATTACGGAACAACATGGACTGTTTCTAATAATCTTCCAACACTAGGCGATTCGACAGTTAACGAATGGGTTGACGTAACCTACGGTAAGGGAATGTTTGTGGCGATTGCTAATAGCAATAACGTTTATGCCATGAGTAATGACAACGGCGCAACATGGACCGGGGGAATCATGGATGTGATTGCTGACTCATCGCAGAAAGATTGGGTCGCAATAGCCTATGGTAGAGATCGATTTATAGCGATTTCTAGTCAAGGTGATGTTGCATACACTTTTGATACAGTAACATGGTATCCAGCAACAATGCCAACACAAGACGGTTCAACTACTATGAACTGGAAAAACGTTTCATACGGAAATGGAATATTCTTAGCGGTGTGCGACACTGGCGGAAAGGATATTTTTGGAGATCCTACAGCTGGACCAACAAACTTTATAGCTACATCCGAAGATGGTATTGTTTGGACAGGCAGAGAAGTTTCAAGTTATCAAAACTGGATTGGTGCTGCTTACGGTAACCCAGATATTACCTACGACGACTCTACAGTTAGAGATGTTGGAAATAATACACCGACATGGATAGTAATTTCTGGAGATCAAACAAACGTTATCGATTTAGTCAAAGCAGGCGCTAGAGCCAAGGGTAGAGTAACATTGGCCAGCGGAAGAGTTGGCGGTATTAAACTATGGGATCCAGGTTCAGGATATGTTAGCGGTAGCCCAGAAGTAACTGTCTATGATCCAAACTCTGCTGCTGCTCCTTTCTTTAATAATAGAGTAGCAGACGGAGTATTAGGACAACCGGCTTGGTTGAATAGAGGAAGTGCTTATAAAACTTCAACTACTCGAGTAACTGTTTCTGGAGACGGATTTGCAGATGTTATTCCAGCTAATAGATACATAACTCTTAGCGGATTGACACAATACCCAAGACCGGGCGCACAGTTTAGATTTGACGGCAATTCTACATTATACACTGCGGTGACAATTACACCTATTACAGGCACAACATTTGATGGTTTAACTGCTAGATTCCAGATACAGCCTTATTTTAATGTAGATAACGGTCCTGTTCATAATACACTAGTTGAAATCCGTGAAAGATATTCACAATGCCGTATTACTGGACACGACTTCTTAGATATT